TTCATTTTTCTTTCAAGCTGACCTGAATTTCATCGGTCAAATCGACGACGTTTCTGTTCGCTTGGCGGGGTCAAAGATTTACGACATCCACAACGTCGCCAACCAGTACGAAGCCAACCGCGAAGTGTGGTTCATGTGTGGAATTCGGAATGAATAATGGCTAGTTTTGGCAAACAAACCATCACCGGAATGCGCGACCTGGAAAAAGCGTTGGCCGCCCTGGGCACTGAAATGGGCGGCAAGATTTTGAAGTCAGCGGCAAACAAGGCCGTCAAACGAACAATGGACACCATGATCGGCATGGCACCGATGGGCAAACGGTCGCATCGAACCTACAAAGGCCGGTTGGTGGCGCCAGGCTTTTTGAAACAAAGCGTCAAAAAGAAAACGTATTATCGGAAAGGCCGCGTCACCGTCAACATCGGCGTGACCAAAGAGGCGTTTTATGGTGTATCGTTCACAGATTACAAGCGGAAAGGCCAGCGGCGCCAACCGTGGTTCGTTGAAACATTCATCAGAGGTCGGGATTCAATGCAATCAACACTTGCCAGCGAATTGAAAAAGAAAATCGCCGCCGTTGTTAAGCGCCAGGCCAGGGGTCGCCGCAAGTGATTGACGCAAATGTCTATAACTGGCTGAAAGCCGAAGCGACAATCATCGCCATCACGACGGCCAATCGGATCTATCCGTTGGTCATGCCGGAAAAACCGACTTATCCGTGCATCACATACCGCGACGCGAACCATGATGTCGACAACACCTTTGACGGATCATCGGGGTTTTGTCGGTCGGATTATTACATCGACGCCTGGCACACTGACCACGCCGCCGCCGATGCCCTGGCGAACACGATCAAGGACGCATTGAAAGACCTGACCGGATCATTTGGCGGAATCACGGTTTTTCAGATATTCTTAACAGTAAGGACGCCAGCGATCTTTGAACCAGAGGTCGAAGCGTATAGAATCACACAAATGTTTAGTATTTGGCACGGCGAAGTTTAATTCACAGAGGGCACGACAATGAGCGCAGCATTCACGAACGGACTAGCGGTAAAATATGGCGACGGGGCATCACCCGAAGTTTTCACCACAATCGAGGAAGTTTTAAGCCTGGGCGGTTTGGGTAAATCAAACCCGCTGATCGATGTGACATCACATGACAGCACGTCGAAAGAATACATCGCCGGCCTGGCTGATGGTCAGGAATTGTCAGTTGAATGTAACCGCGTCCACACGGCGGCGAACATCCAGGACGATGTCATTGCCGAAATTGATGCAAAAACCAATTTCAACATGACCATCACGCTGACTGACGGATCGACCATTGTGACGTACACGTTCGCGGTCACACCGATTTCATGGGTGGTCAATCCATCAGTGGACGACAAAGCGACGTTGTCATTGGCTTTGAAAATCACTGGCGACATCACAATCGCGTAATCAACCAACACCGATTCAACAACAAAAAGGGAAATGAAAATGGAAACGAAAGACCTGTTCAAAACTGGAACTGTCAAGACCGTGGGCGGCGATTACACCATCCGCGAATTGAGCATGAAGCAACGCAAAGAACTGACGTTGAAGCACAAAAAGCGGAAAGACTTGATCTTGATGCAGGTGCATTTGGTGAAATTGGGTTGTGATCAGCTCAACGATGTCAGCGAAGACGACATCATGGCATTGCCTGGCACGATGTTCGATGACATTGCCGTGGCATGTTCAAAGTTGTCGGGGTTGTATGACGAGGACGACGCGGGAAACGGTCAAAGCTAACCGACGAGGATCGTTTCACTTTTCGGTTGGCGTTGGCGTTGGGCATGACCGTGTCGATGCTGGAAGCCAGTTTGACGGTCGATGAAATGGCCAAGTGGCGCCAGTATTACGCCGCCGAACCGTTTGGCCAGGCGCGTGACAATTGGCACATGGGCACGTTGGCGGCGTTATATATGCAGGTTCACGGCAAAAAAGGCGCAAACCCGAAGGCCGACGATTTCATGTATAGAACAGCCGACGAATTGCGGAATCGTCAAACCAGGGCAACGATGTCAGCGTTGATGGGTTTGGCAAAGCCGAAGAAAAAGGCGAAACGAAAAACGGCCAAACGTCGACGCACGGCGAGGCCGCAAACGAAAGGCGGTGAATGATGGCTGGTTCCAACACCCTGGCAAAACTATCGGTTCAATTGAATGCTGAATCGTCGCGCCTGACTAGGGAGTTGGAAAAAGCCGAACGCCGTGCAAAGCGTTGGGAAAAGAAGACCACCAAATCCGTTTCCACGGTCAAAAAAGCGTTCATCGCGTTGGGCGTTGGCCTGGCCGCCATCAAGTTCACCCGTTTCATCACCGCACAAGGCAAGGCCATCGATCAGTTGGCCAAAACCGCCGACAAATTAGGGCTGACCACCGAAGCATTGGCCGGATTACGTCACGCCGCTGACCTGACCGGAATCAAAACCACCACGCTGGACATGGCGTTGCAACGTATGACCAGGCGTTTGTCGGAAGCCGCCATCGGCACCGGCGAAGCCCAGGGCGCATTGAAGGAATTAGGGCTGGACGCCAAAGCATTGGCAGACGCATCGCCGGAAATGGCTTTCAGCAAGATCGCCAAGGCGATGGAAAACGTCACCAGCCAATCAGATCGTGTTCGCCTGTCATTCAAACTGTTCGATTCGGAAGGCGTGGCGCTGGTTCAAACCCTGGCTTTGGGCGAAAAAGGATTGCACGACGCCGCGATGGAAGCCGAAGCGTTGGGCTTGGCCATCAATCGCACCGATGCCCTGAAAATTGAGAAAGCCAACAACGCGTTCACCCGATTGAAAGGGTCAATGACGGGCATGGGCAACATCATCGCCGTGGAATTGGCCGAACCGTTTGAAACCGTTGTCACGGAAATGGTCAACGCACAAATCAAGGCCGTGGGATTCCGTAAAAATATCAAAGACCTTTCCAAATCATTCGTCAGCCTGGTCGGCAACGTGTTGTTGTTCACTGGCAAGGCGGTCAATGCCATCGGTGCAAACCCGCTGATCGCTGAATTGGGGCTGGTCGGCTATGCCTTCCTGGGCAAAAAAGGGCTGGCCGTTGGCGTTGCCATTGGCGCAATCATCAAACGAATCAATCGTGACGTGGGTGGCACCAGGCGCGAAAATTATTTCAGTTACATCGGGGCGGAAATCGAGCGCACCGAAGAAACCCTGACAGCCTATTTCAAAGAATTGAACGATCCGAACGCGCTGGAAAAGTTCGCCAAACTGTTCGGGCGTGATCCGCAAATCATCATCGAGGGGCTTCAAAGTAAGCTGGTCAACCTACGGATTGAACAGGCCACCATCCGCGCCGAGTTTGCCAAAACGGGCGAATTGGATGCCTACACGGCCAGAATGAAAGCCGCCGAAGAAACCGGCAACGCATTGGGCAACACGTTGTTGACGTTGGGCACGGCGTTGAGAGACTTTACACCAGCGGAAACACCAGACACGCCAGAGGGCGAAGGCGGTGGCGGTGATCCAGCGTTGCACCAAAAGATCGACGCCGATCAGGCCGCTTTAGAAGCCGGCCTGAATAGGCAATTGGACACGATTTCCGAATTCCTGATGACCCGCGAAGAAAGGGAGTTGGAATCACACAATCGTCGCCTGTTCATTGTCGAAGACGCATTCCAGGAAGGATTGATCACCAGCGAAGCGCACAAAAACAAAATCATCGAAGGGCTGGAAAAGAAACACCAGACCAAAATGCTGGACATCGGCGTCAAGGGTTTCAAGGCCAAACTTTCCATCACCAAAGGTTTGTTGACCAACCTGGCTTCACTGATGGATTCAGGCAGTCGAAAAGAATTCGAGATCGGAAAGCTGGCCGCGAAGGGCACCGCGATCATCAAGGGCATCGAGGCCATGCAATCAGCCTATGCCGCCGGATCAAAAATCAATCCATACGTCGGCGCCGCCTATGCCGCCGCCGCGTTCCTGGTCGCCAGGAAAAACGTGGCCGCCATTGATTCGCAATCCTACGGGGGCGGCGGGTCGATAACAGGCGGCGGGGCTGGTATTTCAGCCGGTGACGCCGTGAACAATTTGACCGACGTGCCAAGCCAGGAAATCAACAACGTGTCGGATTTTCCGACCGACATCAGAATCACGGTCGAAGGCGGCGCGGTTGACGAAGAAACCGCCGAACGCATCGCCGAATCACTACGCAATTTGACCGCTGACGGCGGGAGGGGCTTAACATGAACGCCATCATCGGACACCACAATGTTTTGACCGAAGAAACGATCAGCGCATCGAGCGAGGCCGCCGGCTTTGAAAAGGAAAACGCATTCGACAATTTGTTGTTTGATTTCTGGAAGCCCACATCGGTGCCCGCCTGGTTAAAAGCCACCGGAAAAATGCCGGTCGGCATGTGGATGGGCGACACCACGGACAAGCCAAGCGAAGTTCCGAGCAAAGAATTGATCGTCAACGGCAGATTCACAAG